TTACGTCCATATCATTAAGGGTTTTATTAAGCCCACCCAGAGCTATATATTTTTTCACTAATTTATCAATGTCTAATCCTATACACGTTGTATATTCAGGGGGCTCTTTGCCTAACTCACAGAATACCTCTTCTGTATCGTAGTTTGATACGCAATGCACACAGTAATCACAATCGTAATCCATAATCTTAATATCTATAATCAGTAAAATGAATAATTGCCATCGGCTTGTCTACTGTCGGTTTAGAACCTTTAAACCATTCCTTGAAATCAATTAATTCCAACCCGTCATTACTAGACAATAAATCTAATGAAATAGGTCTATCATTAAGAATATAGGCAAAATTATCATCCATGCTCTTAATCATTTGTATTCCGGCTTTCCTTACTTGCCTTATCTCAGTTTGTTTGCTGCAATAGGGCTTTCCATTCCATTGACGTATAGATATAATAGCCTTGCCTGAATTGACCTCATCTATTCGCTTCTTCCATAACTCATAATTACACCTAATAGTATGTATCTTAAAGTGTTGATACTCATACTTCTCATGATCTCCTTCAATTCCATTTGTAATAGCTTCTTTGAAAAAAGTATTTCTTCCTTCTTTATTATGTTTTTTGGGAAAAACTGTGGAAAGAATTATTACATAAGTTTTAATTTTATTCATCTTCATCCGGTTTATATCTATTAATAATCCAAATTTTAACTTCCTCAACATAAGAGTCACAAACGCTAATAAACCTATCAAGCAAATCAGCAATTATAGTAATCAAAACAAATGGCAAAATTAAAATGCAATACATTGCCCATATTATTCTAAATTTTGATTTACTTTTCATCATTAAACAATTTAAAGTTGATTTTATTCTTCGCGTGAAGCAGAAAGTCGGCAGCCTCAGGTGTATCAACCGTTACCTTTACGGCTGCCAAGCCCTCTGTTTTTGGCTTCATAAGCAACAAGCTACAAGGCTTGTCGAAGTAGTTCCAATAGAAGATAAGCTCAGCTAAGCGCTTTTCGTCTATCTGGATTATGTACTTATTGAATATCTGCATATTTAGGCCGTTTTCTAAGCATTGTGATATATGGATAAAGAAGTTCAAACACTCCCCAATGAGGATGCATTTCTCTTACCATCACAAAATCATGATTAGCCTCTGATGCAAACAGCCGTGACAGCGCATTTTCGATATAAGTCACAGCCATTAACGTATAGTAATTGCCTGTAAAACATAACGGATATACGACTAATTTATTTTTCTTATAGCAATATTGCAATTCCATCATACAACCAACGCTACCTGACCAACCTGGCATTAAGGCTATTGAATCACATTTATCAATCAACCTAAAATCGGCTGCCATGTGCTGTTCGTAAGTGGCCTTGTCGGATAGACCATTCTCAAAAGGAGTAACGACAATAAAGCCGTAACGCTCAAGGTTATTTTTTGCCAGCTCAAACTTAGCCTTGGCATTTGACACACCGGTTATCGGACCGGCAAGATATAACTTGGTAGGCCTTATCTCTTTTTTCGCCTCTTTATTATAATAGGAAAAAGCGGTTGCGGCATAGCAGATAACAATCAATGCGATGACTGCAATCACGAAGACAATCAATGCAATACTCATGGCTTATACGGTTTAATTTTTACGACTTGTTTTCCCTCTAACGTTACCCTGCCTGTGCCTGCGCACAACTTGCAGGTTTCGGTGATTAGATCTTCCTCTCTGTAATCCTTATCAGCGTAATATTCAATCTTGCCGGTGCCGTTGCAATTGCGGCAGATGGCAACCGGTATATTCAGATATTTCGTTCGCTGATTGGTTGGGTTGCGACGATCGCCACAACCCAATGATTTGTTTCCTTTACGCATTTTCTCCTTTGTATAAAAAGACGTCCATAATCGGTGTCTCTGACACGGAAGATAGCACGTAGTCGGCCATCGTGTCTTTCATGCATTCGTGCAAGCGCGTCATTGCGATATCGCTCGTTGCTGCCTGTACATACATGTAGGTAGATGTTTTCTTTTCGGCACCCGATTTTTCATCTAAAGTAATAAACATCACTCGACACTTATACCAGCGATCATCGTTTTCATCCGGTGATGGAAACAGTTCAGAAATGTTTGAACGTCTAATGTCTGACACTGTAAACGGTACCGATAAATACTGTTTCATTTCTTCGATAATACGTGCTTCAGCTTCTGTAAAACTCAATGCATCTACGATGTACGGCTCTGTCACTTTTTTGTTCATACCGTTTTCCATCGTTTTTTCGTAGCGAATTTTTGTAATAAATAAACTTTTCATTTTTGTTATTTTTTGGTAGTTAATAAAATATCGTGGCGTATCTCAAGCAATGATGTGGTGATAAACACAGCATCTTGTGCATATTGTGCAAGGTCAGGCCTTGTTTTACTTGCTACCAACATATCCTTTACTTGATGCTGGCATTCGGTCATTAATTCCAAGCGTGTTAAGTTATCTTGGTCAACCATGACAACAGAGAATGATATAGGTTTCATCTTCTCATACTTCATTTGTACAACTCCCTGAAACAGCCTGATCTTGTTGACTTTCTTTTCTTCTTGATTTTGCATATTTTAATTCTAATTTGTTGCAGTGCCTGGCTGCTAACTTTCTAGCATCTTCACCGCTGAATTTTTTCAATTGTTTTCTTTTGATTAATCGCCCTGACGGGCTTCTTTTTAGCCGGAATACAGACCAGCCGCCGGCGACTGGTCCGTATGCATAGTTATTTAACACTCTCACGAATATCCATTGCAGACATGGATAGCGGTAACGAGCGTTCAACACCGTGCTCATCTTTATACCTAACCTCTATAAACAAGCAAGATGGGTTAGGCCTGTATGCATCGGAAATCATCTGTATACCCTCCAAAAATAAAGGATCTTTGATTTTATTCGCTATACGCTGTAACTCAAGGACCTTGCTAGCCTTTAACGTGCCCTTTCTGTCTTTGGCAAGAAGACCCAAAACGGTTTCTACAAGAACAGCCGTTTCTTCATCTTTAGACAGCGATGTAAGGTACTGCTTCACCTTTTCAATGCCGATTTCAGCCTTATCATCCCAACCCTCATACACTCTATTTCCTAGCTTAATGCTAATGCTACCCGATGCCGTCGTAAAAGTGTCGCTACGACGTCCATCTTTAACACTAAACATTTCATTCTTAATCTCAATAATCTCTGCGGCTTCCTGGAAGATTTTGTTTTTCAGTTCCAGCATCTGATTACTCAGTTTTTGCAACTTGGCGAAGTTTGACGACACAAACTTGTCGCGCCTCTTTTCATAGCGCTCTTTTTCAAGCTCTTTTTTGCGGTTTTCCTTAGCCCGATCGGCAAGGTACTCTTCAGCGATTCTTTTTCGCTCTTCTTGAGATAACTCTTTCATAAATTTTACATTTTAGACGTTAAGTAAATTATTTTGCTTCCGAATTTCCTCTAAAGTTTCCGGCATATCTTTGTGGGGAAATTCTGTTTTTATTTGTTTTTCGAGATTAGTATAAAGGATATCTAAACCTTTAAACTTGTCGTACAGATCATTATATTCACTACCTGTGTAGTCGCCTGGTTTGTAAAGCTTATCAGCGACATTGTCTATCTCGCGAGCAATGCGGTTAAGCTTTTCAATCATTTCCTTTTTTCTATTCATGCGTGCTTCAACCTCAGCACGCACGTTGTTAATCTCAGTTTCCATCAGTTTAAGCAGATTGGGAAATTGTTGTTATTCTTGCCGTAACCCTTAGCCATCATTGCCTCTAGCTTCGGTATCAAATCTTTTAATTCGTCGAGTGTAAGATGCCTAAACAGCTTACCGGCTATCTTATTGATCATGCAGAATTGATCTACCTTGCCAAAGTCTGTGGTGTCAATCCCCATTTTCTGCAACCTTGTTAAAACGGCACTTCTAGCCGCTTTAAGAGCACGTTCTTGCTCAGATAAAGGCTTCTTTATCTTAGCGTTGTGCTTGTCAACAACTTGCTGCATGTGCGCACACATGTTGTTATACTCACTTTCTCTCATCTCTTTCAAAGATTGCGTTCGTAGGTTGGTAAACTGCCAAACTAAGTCTTCTTTAAGCGACGTTGTGTCCATCGTTCCAGCTCCAGGCATTTGCTTGAGTAAGCTGTAAAAGCGAGCGTAATTGGTTTTATTGGTTTTGTTCATCTGTATCTAGTTATTCGTTAAACAGTTTATATCCATCATCCCATACGGTATCAGTTCTCCATTGCCAGAATTCATGCGGAGTACAAACTACACCATCTTCCAAAACGATCATCCCGTTTTTCATTGTCATCCACTCATTTGGCGAAAAATATCTATGGGTAACTTTCTTTCCTTCCTGCATAGCAAGTATGGCTTCTTGTTTATTCATATTTGGTTAATTTTACGTTAATCATCATTATCAATATGCTCAATAACACCTTCTGTATCAGGCTCTCCCCATTTCCTTTTTTTATTTATTTGCAGCTTGTTGTTTGCGGCTGTTACCAATGCATCAACGTCATTACCAGTATGTGTCGCGACGTCTAGGAGTAATATCAATACATCCGCTAATTCTTCCATAACAGGCGCATAACATCCTGATTCGCCATATTTTTCAAGCGCTACTGTAAGCTCCTTTGCCTCCCTTTGTAGATGTTTGCTTATAGCTAACGACCTTGAAGGTCTAAAAATACCGTTGTCGAATTGCAAATCAGACCATGCCCTAATTTCATTCATAAGGATTTGCATTCTTTCTAGTCCTTTATTGCTCATATCTATCTAGTTTTGATTCAATTATTAACCACCAACACACGACTATTATAGTCGACAACAACCCTACGGCCAAGCAGCCAATCAGCCCCAAGAATGCCATATATACGTATGCCACAATCGGCATACATCGCATTGATATAGCTAAGATCCTTAGTGAAAAACACCACATTGCGACCGAACACCTTGTCCTTGTAAGCGTGGCCGTTATTCACCACACTACCATTGATGGTAGCTACTTTGGTGCCGGCCGATGCCATAAGTTTGCCGTCTGGCATGTTGCAAGATTCATCAAGCACGGAAATAGCACTGCCCGAATCGACCATAAAAAGCCTATCCTTGCCGTTGAAGTCAACCTTAATGATAGGCGACTTCACATCCTGCCAGTCACGGTTTACAAACTCAATCGTTTGAGCTTGTGCCGACAGGCTAAAGATGCAGCATACTATTGTTATTAACTTTTTCATCTTATTTAATAAGTAAAATTATTATGATTATTAATTCAAACACACAGAAACCAAACAGCATAATAGCCGTTGCGATGAGCGCAAGAAGCGCATCTTCAAACTGTAATCTCTTTTTCATTTTCTTTCTGATTTTCATCTCCGTAAAACTCTTTTTCGCCTTTTTCGTAGATAGTATATCGGGAAGTTGGACCTTTAAACCGACCTAGCGAAATGGCACGGAAGCCACGGACAAATAACTTCTGATCAACATCATATCGCACGCTGTCGGCTGTGCGACCTTTAGGTAACTTCCCGTCTGCCTGGGAAGTAAAGATTATCAGCTTATCAGCATGTTTTTCGGTAAATCTCTTGTATTCTTTAAAAGAGAAGCCGGTATACTGAAAGGAGTCAATTAACACAAATTCAGGGCTTCTCCTCATCGACAGGCGAATGCTTAAATCTTCCATTGATTCTTTGCGCAGCAACAATATATTCTTGTGATTTTGCAAGCCCTCGCGAACAATGGAGTTTTGCAAGGTCTGACCGAAACTCTCTTCTAGCGAATCAAAAAGCACCTTACCATGCTTAGATAACTCTTTCATTAATTGCATGATGAACGAAGTCTTACCGTTTTGGCTTTGTCCCCAAACCAACCATACACCACGCTTTTCGGGGTGGCCAAGCAAGTCATAAAATGGACCAGGCTCAAAGGGTATCGTTTCAAATTTCATCTTCAGCAAATCGTTAGGGGTTTTAGCTCGTTGGAGCTTAATTTTTTCTTTTTGAATCATGTTTAAATAGCGTTTAAACAGTCGTTTAACGGTTGTTATGTCGTTTGTAAACAGCAATAGCTTTCTTTACCCTGCGTAAATCAAACTCGTAAGCCTCGAGGCTCTTAATTATCTTAGCAACATCATTCTTGTTGTTGATACCGTTGGCCTCACAGATGGCCGCTACATCGGCAGGTGAGTTACAAGGAAGCTCGTAGAATCTGCGGCCGATACGGCTGTAAAACTCCTGATAACCTTTCTTGTTATACCTAAGTCCGGTAGTCATGCGCCTCTGTATGTAGCTGGTAGATAGAAAAATCATACCTGCTTTCTCTTCGAGACGATTATAGAGGCTAATAAAGTAGGCAAACACGGTGTCTGTCAGCTTATCGCCTTCATCGAATATCAATAAAGGCTCTTGCATGTTGGCCAACTTCGTGATTATGCAGTCAAGAATCTCACGAATGTTGTAGCCATCGGTTTTGATGCCGATTTGGCGAGCCATTTCACGAACGAAATCAGATTTCTTCATATCTTCTGAACACAACACGATAAAGACTTCGTTGTGATCTTTTTGAAAAGCCTTAGCAGTTGTTGACTTACCGCAACCACTTTCACCAACTATCCAAGTAGCTTGTTTCCATTCTTTTGAATCGGATAACACGCCCCAAATCTGCGAGAATGAAGTCGTTTCTACTATTGCCCAACCGTCAACACTATAGCCTACTTGCTGCGCAATGTTGCGAAACATTTCGTCAGAAACAGACTCAAATTTTCCGTTCATTATGTTGCTTACAGTAGCAACACTCACACTTTTCAAGCTGGCAGCCGCTTGCCTCATTGATTGATAGCGACCTACGTAGCTTATTAGCAGGTTTTTAATAACCTCTTTTTCTTCAACTGTAATTTTCATGCGGGTAATTATTTAGGATTAATATTTATCAGGATCAGCAACCAGATTGCTTACTTTCTTTGTAAACTGACCAATGTCAAAGGTTTCAGGCTTTGGCCGTTCACGCTTAACAGGCTGCTCTTCTTGCATTTTCTTCGATATGCCTCGTAGCTTGGGGCGTTTCAGGCCGAAACGTTCAGGGTTGACGCCCCATTCGTTTTCAATAGCGTTTACTTTTTCGCGGTGTTCAAGGCGCAACTTCTTGTTATCGTTAAGCGCACGGTGAATGAACGACATTTCGCCAGGTTCTTGGCTCTGAATATCACGGTGTATCTTAATGTAAGGCTGTGCGGTGGCTATGTACACAAGTCCGCTGGCTGTGTTATCATACAGGCGCACCATCGACAGATCGCAAGGATCATACATAACCGTCAAAGGCTTGTTGATAAGGCCATTCTCGTACACAAAACGGGTATCAGGGAAGCCTGTTTCCTGGTCAAGTATCTCGTAATCATACTTGCGGCCTTTGATCACCATCCGAATGCCGGAAGAAGTATAAGTAACCTGCTTGGGGTTTGTCATCCAAAACAGATCAATCATTTCAATCAGGCTGATAGGTGTTGTTTTGGGGTTTTTTGATGTGCGATACATCTCTATACGAGCGATGCCGGTTGCAGGATGTGGTGCATTGTTCCATTCATTGCGACATTCCTTGTATATTTGTTGCAATTCCTTGTAAGTAGGTAGCTTTTCTTTATTATCGGCAATAAACTCCATGTTCGCATCACTAGACTCAGTAACGGTGTCGATATTCTGACCGGTAAAGTACCAATACTTGTGTAAGATTTGTTTTTGGAAACGTCCGAAAACACTCTCTATCGTTTTGGACTGACCGTTATACGGGCTGGTTCTGCGAGACACGCGAGCTATCTGCTTAAAGAAACCGCTTGCTTCAATTTTCTTATGACCACCTTGGTTGTCGTTCACAACCTCAAACGGACGTGTTCCGGCTATCTGTATAGCCATGCGGAAAGCATTATATTGCGCCTCGAAGTCTTCATTGTCTGATATATGATAACCTAACAGGCATTCTGTAGCCGCATCCATCACCTCATATACCGACGTTGTCTTAACCGTGAGCTTACCGGTAACCTTGTCAATTTCCTTATAATATAAGTTAAGCTTCGTGCCATCACTGTACCACAGTGAGTCGCGCATGGTAGGCAATATCGTGCTTTGCTTGCGGGTATAGGCTTGTTTCCATGCCAACTCACCCTGTGTAGCATCGTACCACAACGGCTTCACATCGGACCGATTCAAGAATGAAGTAACAGCCGCCAAACTCTTCAATTGCTTGAAGCCAAGTTCAGGCGCTTGACGGTTATATTCTTGCCATATCTGCTCATTCGTATAAACAGGCACACGGCTACGTTTCAGTGCGATGATGAAGCGACCGGCTTCATCGGTAATCTTCATTGTGTTGATGTTGCCATACTTACCGCTCACTAGACAGGCATAACCATTCTTCTTGTAGTCGCGCATCTTATCCTTTAATCGTGATAGGCTGTTCGGTAACGTGTGACCATATACCCTGCGGTAACGCTCAAGACTGCCTACGATGGTGTCGTACAAACCAGATGTGCTGGCACCCATAGCCATGCGCAACGATTTGCGTTGGTTGATTTCTTCGATTAAGGCATTCATGACAGATGCATTCGTGGTATATTCAACCTGTGCCTCTACCGGCAACGCCTTGTTATCTGCCGTGCGATATTCTTCAAAGTAGACACGTGCCTCACTGTCGAGCACAATCACCGTTTCAATCTGCATCTTTTTTAGGTATTCGTAAGTATCGTTACCAAACATCTCAACATACGCATCCTTGATGTGAGGAGGCAGGCTGTCATAATCGATGAGTGCACATGTATTCGCTCCCTTGCCCGGACGAAGTACTTGTAACTGTCTACGTCTCTTCATAGCTTTATAGTTAGCTATTGAAACCATTGGGTTTTCACCGCCCACAAGCTCATCGTATGTGATTACTATTCTATGATTATAGATTTCCATGATAATGCTTTTTTATTGAGCAAGTTCGGGCACCGACCCCGATAGCTGCCATACCGCCTCTTTTTACCTATTACCTAACCAGTTTGTTATCCTGTAGCGATACTCAGACTTGCAACCACTCTAAAAAAAAATAACTAGCGATACATCGGACATGCTCCGAACGTAGTCCTTATACTACGGTATTGCTAATTGCTGCCAACGTTAGCAGTCTTTTTAATTTCGTGTGAACCATCCCTTCCGGATAGAGGTTAAACCATACATTTTAGCAAGTTGATCATCCGTAATTTGCTTCATGAGCATTTCAAGGTCCTTGTCTGATAAACCATAGTCACGCACAAGCCAAAAACGGATTATTGAGCGGGGTATCATGCCTCTTCTTTTTTAGAGGTAGGTATGAGTAGCATGACGGCCATTAATACCATCACTGCACCGATGTATATTTCAGTGCTATTAGCTTGCTGATTGTTGGAGACAACAATGCCAAGAATCAAGCCAACAACGGCTATGATCTTTTTCGTGGTTTTCATACTTTCTCAATTACTCGTTTAACATTTCCTTTTGAATCAAGCTCCTTGATAGGCTTAGCCTGAGCCTCAGTTTTTGCCCAAACTTCGCCACCCTTAGCAAGTGCCATCTGACGAATCTTTTCAGAGGTAGGAGAGTTGCGTTGATAACTTAACGCCAATGACACAGCCGGTAAGCCGCAATTAAATGCCTGCGCTATTTCTTCGCGGGCTTTTTGGTCCTTTAGAATGATTTTCTTTTCCATATAATCTATATTTAAATTGTTTTTCTTAATTTTGGGGGCTGTAAATTGATTACGTGCTGCAATATTAAGGGATAATTTTCAGCCGTGCAAACATTTTAGGGATAATTTTCATCAAATGAGCAAAATTTTATTTCGGATACAACAAATTGCCCAGAATGAGGGTATTACAATTGGGGCTCTAGAACGTGTTATAGGCGCTAGCAAAGGCGTTTTGTCAAGAGCGATTGCTAATGGTACTGATATTCAGTCTAAATGGTTACAAATTTTAGTAGATAATTATCCCCAGTATTCGGCAGAATGGATAATATCGGGAAAGGGACAAATGATAAAAGATACAATTAAAGAATCAATAGCAAAAGAACCTGCACCTGTTTACGGCGAAATAAATAATCCATTCTATCAATTATATAAAGAAAAAGATCAGGAAGTGAATAGGTTGAATCAAGAAATTGGGGCTTTAAACTCAGAAGTTGAACATCTTAAAAAGCTACTGCGCCAATCCAACATGTCTTCAATGATAGATCTAGATGTAGAGGGTGCCAAAACATCTGTTGCCGGATGACTTATATATTAATACCTAAAGATATTTATAATGAAGAATAAAAAATTAAAAGTGACTTTAGCTATAGCTCTATTTTTCATGAATGCTATACTCTTATATAATTGTATTTTTACGAGCGATAAAAAAGAGGCTTCAATATTCAATGATCAGGTTCATCATGATAAATCTAATAATATTTTTTTAGACTCAATAAGATCTTGTTTTCAATACAATGATTCAATTAAGTTTTATCCATTATATAAAAGGATCAGGATTGAAACCACTACATCCATTAAGTTAGATTCTATTCAATTATATGCTATAGGGGCTTATTATCATGATAAATATATAGACTTGTATGGTCGCATACATATATTCTATTATTATAATAATTCTTGTTATGCTACTACACACTGCGAGCCTGATGTTAATGTTGTTATATTGCCTCAATAAATCACGCACACTTTTTATTCATGCTATTTACTATGTAATAAGCCGTGAAGCCCATCAATAAAGCGTTTAAAGCATCTAAAAAGCTTTATTAAACTCGTTAAAACATGAAATAAGACTATCTTATAACTCAATTAATAAGCTTTTAGCAATCAAAACATGTAATTAAGAGTATTTATAATTACATGCTAAATACCAAATTTTGTATCCCTAAACTATGTGTTTACACATAATCTTGTATCCCTTAACATGTATCCCTAAGTATTTAAACGCCTTTTTTTCTTGTTTTAAAGTGTTTAAGAGATGGAGCATAAAATAACGGTGATAAAACACTGTTTTAAAGCTGTTTTATCACCGTTCTAACACATCTGAAACCTTTTATTTAACGGCTTTGCAGACTATCCTATGGACCTTATAACTTATTTCTGTTTATCCCTGTTAAACGGGGTGTTAAAGTAAACGGCCGTTTTACCCATTTTACACAATTTAACCGCATCTCGTTTTGTCATTGTTTACCCTCGAAAACGTTCAAACCCCCATTAAATAAGGCGTTTCAAAGTTTTTCCCGAGTATATTGATATACGCATTTCGTTTTATCCCCTTTACATCCAGACGTTGCTTAAAGTTGGTTTCTAATACG